ACCAACACAGAGCCCCTCGGAGCTTAAAGTAAACCGCCGGCAGCAGATGTTCATCGACGAATACCTTGTGGATCTGGATGCTACCAGAGCAGCAAAGGCCGTGGGTTATAGCGAAAGGTCAGCGTTAGCAATAGGTTGCGAGAACTTACGGAAGCCCCACATCAAGGCAGCCATAGCCGCCAGGATCAAAGAGCGGGCTGCCACCCTTGACGTCTCAGCGCAAGCCGTTGTGGCCGAGCTGGCTAAGATAGCCTTTGGCCCAGGCGACATTACTACTCACAAAGTCAAGAGCCTTGAGCTCCTCGGCAAACACCTGGCTATCTTTCAGGAAAAGGACATTAACGTCAACGTGCCGGTCACGGTCATTGTACGGCAGTTCGCGGCGGTGAAGAATGGCGAGTAAGGAGATCATCCTCCCCCACAATAATTGGGAGCCACGGCCGGACCAGTTACCCATGTGGACCTACCTGGAACAGGGCGGGAAGCGGGCGGTGGAAGTCACCCACCGGCGCTGGGGGAAAGATGAGGTATCTCTGCACTTTACGGCCACGGCATCCGTCCAGCGGATCGGGACATACTGGCACATGCTGCCGCAGTTCAATCAGTGCCGGAAGGCGATATGGGAGGCCATCAACCCTCGGACGGGGAAACGCCGGATCGACGATGTGTTCCCTCCTGAGATCCGGGCCAAGACCAGGGACACGGATATGTTTATCGAGCTCATCTGCGGCTCCACCTGGCAGCTCGTGGGCAGCGATTCTTATAACGCCCTGGTCGGTAGTCCTCCTATTGGATTGACGTTCTCTGAGTACGCTCTGGCAGATCCACAGGCTTGGGCCTATCTCTCTCCGATCCTTGAAGAAAATGGCGGCTGGGCCATCTTCCAATCAACTTCACGCGGCAACAATCATCTCAAGCGGCTTCTGGATTATGCCCGGGCCACGGCAGGCTGGCATGCGGAGGTATTGACAGCCGACCAGACTCCCGTGTTCACCCCTGAGCAGCTTGCTCAGATCCACCATGACCTCATTGGCGCCTTCGGTGATGACCTGGGCGAGGCGATGTATCAGCAGGAGTATTACTGCAGCTTCGAGGGAGCGCGTCCTGGTGCGTATTACGGCAAGCAGATGGCTCAGGCAAGCCGGGAGAATCGGATCACTGATATTCCATGGACGGCCGGCCTTGAGGTCTACACGTTTTGGGATCTCGGTGTCGATGACTCCACGACGATCTGGTTCATGCAGTTCTCTGGTCTTCAGATCCGCGTGATCGATTATTACGAGAACTCGGGCTTTGGCTTGGAACACTATGCCAAGGTTTTGAAAGATAAGCCATACGCTTACGGCGATCATTACATGCCGCATGACGTCGAAGTCCGAGAGCTATCTGGTGGCGAGTTTGCTGACTCCCGGAAAGAGGTGGCGGAAAAGCTGGGAATCAAGCCGATCATCGTTGTGCCTCGTGCCAGGGACTCTCAGGCGGTTATGACCGGGATCAATGCAGTCCGGAACATTATTTCTCGTTGCTGGTTTGACCGGACGAAGTGCTGGCAGGGTATCTCAGCGCTCGAAGGATATCGGGCTGAGTACAACGAGGAGAAGAAGACACTCAGCAACCATCCGGCCCACACTTGGGAATCCCATGGAGCGGACGCGATGAGAACCTTCGCGGTCGGTTACGCGCCCATCACAAAGGTAGACACCAACTTCAGGCAGAAGACACTGAAGGGATCATGGAGGACAGCAGGATGATGCACCACCCAGGTTGTATGAAAAGCAAACCGCATTGCATTGCTCAGGCAACGCTCAATCAATTTTACAGCGAGTTGTTAAGGCAGCTTTCAGATCCAGGCTGGTACGATCGCTTTATTGATCACGCCCCACTCACTCGGGCTCAGAAACTCAAGAACCGAATTAAGAACGCTGGCGAGAGAGTGCGCGATGCCTGGCTGGTGCTGACCGGGAAGGCTGAGGTGGATTATGACGACTGAGAAATTTATCGCGCCAGCAACCAAGTGCTGCAAGTGCTGCATGTGCTCTGTGGTCGTCGAGGACGGCAAAGGTGTCGAGCGCCAGGACGGGAAACTCAAAATCTGCGCCAGGTGTGTCAGTATTGCTCACCGGGCCATCCACGACCCAAAGATGGAGGCTTATAAAGTGATTGACTACACGCTGTATTCTATGCTATCAGAGAGGACATCATGACCATCCCCGATCACACGAACATACTCGGCATCGATGTGAGAACTATTTACGACGACGAATCCCTCGGAACTGATATGGGTTGCTGTGATTATGAACATGCTTTAATCCTCTTGAAGGAAAAAGACGACAACATGATTGTAAGCCCGCAGAAAAGAGAAGAGACTTATTTGCATGAGATCATCCACCACATAGACTCTGCTCTTGACTTAAGGCTAAAGGAAGCTCAGGTGAGGCGCTTGTCTGTTGGCCTCTATCAAGTTTTGCACGACAATAAACTTTACTTTTAATGAAGGGAAGTTCAGAATGAATATCAAGGTAGATGTATACGTCCATACCGATGAACACAATTCACAAAAACTGGATACCATCATCAGCTTCTTGAAGGGAATCCAGAGAAAGGAGGAAGCTATGGCAACAGATCTTACAGCTTTAACCGCACAGGTAAAAGCGAATGAAGATGTGGAAGCGTCGGCGGTCCTGTTGATTCAGGGCCTCGCAGCGCAGATCACGGCAGCCGGGACCGATCCCGTCGCGCTGAAGGCATTGTCGGATGGCATGAAAACGTCCGCAGATGCGCTTGCAGCAGCCATCGCAGCCAATACACCAGCAGCGTAAAACAGTTTAACCGTGTGCCCCCTGGACATCCAGGGGTGCACCTTTAGGAGGAAACGATATGCCGTTAATTCAGATCGTAGTCGCTTTAGTCGTGGCAGGAGTGGTCCTGTGGCTCATCAATGCTTACATTCCGATGCAGCCCACGATCAAAAAGATTCTAAACGTCGTCGTCGTGATAGTCGTGATCTGCTGGCTGCTCAGCGTCTTTGGGCTGTTCCCGGATCTCTACACGATTCGCGTCGGCAAGCGTTAACCAATTCAAGTGAAGGAGGTTCAGGATGAACATCATTGAAGCAAGAGCAAGGACAGAGGACGGCCAGAAGTACAGGAGAATCGGCGAGGATTGGTATGTCGTGAAGGGACAAGAAAGCGCCCATGGGTATCTCTCATCCCGTAGCGCCGTAGCCACGGACTGGTACCCAGACCCTCCCGGACCGTGGATGGGAATTGATCTGGGAGAGGATGCGGAAATTAACGAAGCTGACCGTGAGTTTCTCGCCGGCAACAAGTGGACGGCCAAGCAGATTTCGGACATGGTCAAAAACACTAAGCCTGGCCCGATGCCATCTGCCCAGGATATTTACAAGGACTGGCTACAGCGCAACACTAAGCGGATTGAGGATCTTGAAGCGGGTGAGTGCAGGACGAAGATTAAACTTGATATTTTAGCAGAAGGGCTCGCCAACCACACACCTAACACATTCGGCACCGTTGATAATCATGCCCGGGAACAGTTCTCGATGCTCAGGAAGCGTGTGCAGAGCCTGGAGAGCTTCGAGAAGCGGATTGAAAATTGGGCCGAGGATATGAGGGCCACGGGGGATGATAACTTTGACGTCATTGAGGCGCACCTCAAGGAGCTCAAAGCCTGGCAGAAGGCTCGCAACTGCGTACCGGCATGTGAGGTGAATGCCAAGACGCCGGAGAAGGGGAAAGGCAAATGAAAAACTTTCTCGCGATGTGTCTTTTATTGACCGTGCTGGGAATGTTTCCAAAGCCGGACTTGAAATGTCCAGAAGGTCAGGTGGTAACTTGCACCATCGGGACCTGTTACTCAACACTGCTGTATTGTCCACAGGAGTATATCTATAAAAATGGGTACTGGACAATGAAGTCAGACAACTGCAATAATCCAGTCTGCGACATGAATTGTCGTTGCGCCGATGACCCGAAGCCGGAGGTGTACCTTGATTAGCTATGTCAGGCACCTCAAACGAGAATACCATCACGTTGCCCGCACGGACGCGGAGCCGATCATCCACGAGCCGACGATGATCATATTCGATGAGAACCGGCAGCGTCGCAGCTTTCAAATCCCCCAGGAAGCCATCTGGAAATACCTGGACCCGAAGGACAACAAGGACGCCCGAGAGTGGGACGGGGATGATTTTGAGGAGCTGATGATCGCGAACAGAGACCAGGCTCAGTTTTTGGCGCACCGCAAACAGATTCACCGCGGCGGCGGTCCAACCGACCCCGGGTTGCGACGAGCGTCCATGGAATTCGCAATATCCATGCAGGCGCTGGAGTTTGCGATCAGATCACAAAGCAGAGATCCCAGGATTCTCTTGTGCACCTATTACAATCTGGCTGTGTGCCTGCAGCTTATGGAGATCACGCTCAACAACGATTCGGCAGCGCAACTCCTGATGTTTATTCAGGATGGTCTGGACGAGCTGAAGAATATGGCGCCACACGTCGAGGACCCCGGTCCCGTGGTTGGAGAGGTGACGCTCTCTGACGGCGGCACGAAGATCGGGACCCGGGAAGTGCGGGTATCGGACACAGAACTACAGACGGATGAGTTATGAGGGGGCGGGGATAAAAATCGGCACGGGATGATTGTGGATCAAGGGTGTAGACGTAAGCGCGTACTGCCGGCCCACCCTCCACCGCTGGCCCTGCCGATTCCCCAAACCCTTCCAACACGTGGAACACTATGCAGACAAAAACTCTCACAGAGGAAGGCCGTGATATCATTAACGGAATACCGAAGCCTACGGATAATGGAAAATATTTCATTGACATAAACACGCGGGCTGGTTTAGAAAAGATCATCATAGAACCGAGATTCACAGGAACTGTAACGATTCAATTCAATCAAGGCGGATGTTGTGGAATAGAAAAGAACGTGAAATTAAAGTAACTTCATAGGGTCGCAGACAAAGTCCTCCTTCGGGAGAAAACTAATAAGCCCCTGGTCGGCATACCATAATTATGAAGTGTGCCTTCCAGGGGTTTTTATTTGGGGAGCACATGGCAGCAAGCCTCGACGACGTACAGACAAGACGGGACGGCATAGCGCAGGGCAAGCGGAAACGGAATGTTGAAGCCGAAGATCCGTTTGCCAAGGATAGCAAAGATCCTCTGGACTCTCAGGGGGCTCTGGATGTTCTTGCGAAGCTGATGCAATTCCGCCGGCAGGCCCGTATAGCGCAGGCTGACAACCGCACCGAGATGGCCACGGACGAGGACTTCTATGATGGGATTCAGTACACCCCGGAAGACCTCAATATCCTCGCGTCCCGGAACCAGCCGCCCCTGGTCTATAACGTCATCAAGAACACCGTCAACTGGATGCTGGGAACAGAGCGAAAGTCCCGGATCGATTACCGGGTCCTTCCCCGGAAGAAGACTGGCGCCCAGGCTGCGAAGATCAAGACCAAGATGTTCAAGTACATCAACGATGCCAGCAAGGGCGAGTACATGCGCTCTCTGGCGTTCGAAGATTGCGTTAAGGCAGGATTGGGCTGGCTGGAAGTCGGCGCCCGGAAGATCAAATGGGATGAGCCGCTGTTTGTGCGTCGGGAAACCTGGCGCAATATGTGGTTTGATCATCTCTCTCGCGAGCCTGACGGGCGTGATATGCGCTACATCATCCGCGAGAAGTGGGTGGATCTCGATGTCGGGATGGGGATGTTCCCTGAACGGGCAGAGCGTCTTCGGGTCATGGCTGAATCAGTCAACTCGATGTACCCATACATGCCCGATGATGTTGTTATTCAGGATTATGCCTCTGAATTCGACATGGAGTCCGACCTGAGCATCTTTTACGGAGGCCCATGGGACGGCGCCAGGCAGCGCGTGAAGCTCATTGAAGCCTGGTACAGGATGCCGATGAACGTCAAGGTCATGCAGATGCGCGACCCTGACACACCTTATGGGACGATGGATGGCGCTATCTACCGCCCCGAGTGGCAGGATCATAAGTACCTGGTGGATGGCGGATATTTTACGACCTACGATACAATGAAGATGGTTGTGCGTCAGGGGATCTGGTGCGGAAAGTTATTTCTCCAAGATACCATGACTCCGTACATTCACAACCGTTTCCCGTTCGTGCCGTTCTTCTGTTATCGCAGACAGCGCGATGGTTTGCCTTACGGTGTTATCAGAGATATGAGAGATCCTCAGGACGATCTTAATAAGCGGCGCAGTAGAGCCCTGGTGCTCCTCACCGCGAAGCAGATTGTCGCCGAGAAAGGCGCCGTAGACAACAAGAAGGAAACCTACGAAGAGGCTCATCGCCCGGATGGGTGGATTGAGTTTAACACCGGCAAAAAGTTTGAATTCATCAAGCAGGACCAGCTCGCAATGGAACACGTAAAGCTGGCCCAGGATGATCAGCAGTTCATCCAGAACATTGCCGGCGGTATCACCGAAGAGAATCTGGGGCACCAGACGAACGCGATTTCCGGGAAGGCTATTCAGGCCCGCGAGATGCAGGGCATGACGACCTCCGGGGTTGTGTATGACAATTACTACTTCTCATTTGGGCTGGCCGGGGAGATTATCCTGGCACTTATTGAACAGTTTAAGGATCAAGAAGATGAGATCCGGGTCACGGGCGATGAGTCGAAAGATGAATTCATCGAGATCAATAAGTTAAACAAAGAGAAGGGCAAGATCGACAACAGCATCACGGAGTCTAAGGCTGATTTCTACGTTGGCAAACAGGATTACCGCGAGACAATCCGCCAGGGGATGATGGAAACCCTGAGCGAACTGATGACGAACCTTTCGAAGTCTATGCCGCAGGTCGCGCTCAATATGCTGGATCTGGTCGTCGATTACATGGATGAGCTGCCGAACAAAGATGAGATGGTGGCCCGCATCCGGAAGATCAACAAGCAGCATGCCCCCGAAGACGAGATGTCCGACGAGGAAAAGGCAAAGCTGAAGCAAGACGAGCAGAAGGCCCTGGAAGAGCAGGAAGCCATCAAGCAGCTCCAGCAGACCATGCAGCAGCTCCAGGTTGCCCTGCTCAAGAGTAAAGTGGACGCCGAGGCATCTAAGGCCGGCCTGCAGAAGATCGACGGCATGATGAAGAAGCTCGACGGTTACCTGAAGGCTATGGAAGCCGCTCTGACGGTGGCGACCAACCCGGCAATCGTTGCGGCAGCAGATAAATTACTGAAAGAGGCCGAGAAACCAATCGGCGGAGAAGATGATGGAAAACCAAAACCCGCAGGTCCAAATGACCAAGGCGGAGCTTAAAAAAGAGTGGGATGACCTGGTGCGGCAGCTTCAGGAATCCCTGCTCTTAAAATCAAGGAAGACGGAGGAGTCGTCACATGGGTTATGCCCTTGTCAATTCAGCGGGAAAAGAGCTGAAGATCTCGAAAAAAGCTGCTGTTGAGTTCTTTGGAAATGATGCTGACGCTAAGAAGTTCATGTGCCTGCCTTTCTCAGGCATGGGCGAAGTCAGCGAAAATACGGTGACCAAAATTTATGAAGTCCGGGAATACAGGCGGAAGCGAAAGATTCCAGGAACCTGTGTGATCCGGATGGGCGGTATCGGAGACTTGATCATGTTGTCCTCCGGGCTGCGAGAGTTGGGCCGGCGAGGCGAAAAGGTTACGCTGGCCACCTTACCTCAACACCTGGATCTGGCGAGGCTGATGAAGGTCGGCAACGTCATCTCGATCGAGGAGCTCGGAAAGTTCAAGTTCGACCGGATGATCGATCTCCGCTTTGCAGTAGAGCCGAAAGAGATGGGATCGATCTGCAAGGGCGACTGGCAGGAATACACAACAGAGGATCGATCTGACCTCTTTGACAAGCTCCTGGCGGTATACCCGGCGAAGAAAGATTTTGCTATTCCATTTGGACCGGTGGCTGATCGAGGGTACGTTGTGATTAATGCTTCAATGGTGGCCGCGGCAAGGAACATTATCCCAAAATACATTCCACCATTGTGCCAGAAATTACTCTCTATAAGACAGCGTGTTATTCTGATAGGGCAGTCGCAGCCGTGGAATAAAAAATTGGCGGACTTTGAAATGGAGGGCGTCAGTAACCTTATTGATAGATCTACTCCCTTTGAAATGGTTAATGCCATTGCTCACGCTGCGCTGGTGATCACTCCAGACACTGGGACGCTTCACATTGCGGCTGCTCTTGGGAAAAAGACCTTGGCAATTTTTGGAAACATTAATCCTCGGACCAGGATCTCTTACTATTCGACAGTCCGTGCTCTGTACCCGCAGGGAGAATTGCCCTGCATCCCATGCTGGGATATGCACACCTGTATGAGCGGCCGGCCAGAGGATGGTTCAAAGTGCATGCAGTTATTCACGCCCGAAAAGATTTTCAGGGCGATTAAAGAAATAGGAGGTGCATGATGCACAAAATAGCAGCTTTTATGGTCGTTAAGGATGATGAATATTATGTGGACATGGCCCTGAGAAGTGTCCTCCCCTATGTTGATGGAGTCTATATTCAGGACCAGATGTCAACGGATGGGACCTTTGAAAGGTTTGTGAACTGTCAAATGAGTCGGGCTACCTCGAAAAGTTCTTTGTCGATATTATAGACACTGGAGTTGATCGGCGGTTCGCCATGGAGTACGACGAGCCGAAATACAGATCCATGGCGGTGGCGGAGACCGAGAGATGTTTCCCCGAGGCCGAGTGGATTTTAAAGCTCGATGCTGATGAAATTTATACGAAAGAGTTCTTTGACAAAATACATAACATGAATTTGAGTTCGTTTAACGGCGTTCGCGTATCAGGTGATCGGTTTATCTCTCCGACGTACAGGTCAGTGCACCCTACGTCGATCGAGATGAGCCCGGATGGAAAGATCTTCATCGATCCCCATACGCAGCTCTGGCGATCCGGTAGGGGACATAATTATGTACCGAACCCTGGCTTCACGAGATTTCATCCGATACTTATGCCGAACCCGGAACCACTCTTGTGGCTACCCGGGATCTGTAACGTCCACCTTCACCGGACGTTTGGTCCTAAAGCACTGAACTTTTGGGCAGAGGGTGGCGATAAAACGATGACGGGGCCACCCTATCATCCCCCGTCCATGGCGCCGAACTGGTATTACTCAAGCGCCAATATGGGGAACGCCGAAGAAGTACAGTTTGAGTGGCCTCCCGACGTGATGGCCAGGTGGATCGAGTGGGGTGTATGGATATGAGCAAACCTATCCTGACGATCGTGGTGCCATACGCCTATTCCATAAAGTGGTTGCAGATCATGCTCTGCTCTTTGAGACAAACGATAGATTATCCTTATCAGGTGTGGGTGATGAACAACACACCGCAGCCGGATCGCTCTATTTACGGGGTCACGAGGACCGCATTGTGCGACGACGTTACAATATTTAACGTCCCGTCACCGCAGGATTGGCACGGCGGCTGTGTGGATTACGCGCTACCGAAGATCAAAACCCCGTACTTCATGATGATGGAGACGGACTGCCAGATCATGAAGCCGGACTGGCTCAGTCACTTTGTCGATGCAATGAAAGACGACCTGGTGGCAATGGCTGGATGGTTCTGGCCCGGTGGAGATAGAGACTATATTGGCCCTGGCGCGACGATCTACAACACGGCGATCGTCAAAAGAATTGCTCAGGAGATCTTAGACAACGACCGAACGACGTTCTGTTATGGAGATGGACTCAGACTCAGGCATACCCTGGAGACCAGGATGCGAGACGCGAAATGGTTATGGGGTCCTTTT